CGCAAGGACGGCAAGATTGTGCGCAAGGTCGATGACTTGATGAGTGCCACCCGATATGCCGCACAGAGCCTCAGATACGCCATCACAAACAGTTTCCAGCCCAGACCTTCTGTAGCCGTGGGCAGTCTCTCAGACGGCAGCTTCGACCCCTTTGACTTCTGGGTCAAACACCCCACCCCGGAGAGCTATGGCCCGCTCAACTAAATTTTCTACAGACTTCAACATCCGCGAAGCGCTTAAGCGCAACCGTCAGCTTCTAACCGGCGCACAGGAAACGGGTAGAACCGCACTGGCCGGTTACGAAGAGTTGGCACCGCAGTACAACCAGGCGGTAGAGAGAGCCCGCAACTACCAAAGCACGCTGACGCGGGACTACAACCGCTATGTGCAGGACCGCAACCAGGCGGTAGACACCTACAACACCGAACTAAAAAAGCGGTACAGCGCGTACCAGGGCGCGTACCAGGGCGCAGCGAACCAGTACAATGTGGAGCTTCAGCGCCGCAAATCGGTCTATGAAAACATTTCTGCGCAGGGTTCTGGCTTAGAGCGCAGTTACCAGACAGCCCAGCAGGGACTGAATCGCTTGAGCGGCATCAAGGATTCGGCAGCCCAGCAGGCTAATAAGCTCTATGGTACCTACTCTTCCCAGTATTCGGCAGCAACCAAGACGGGGCAACAGCAGTACCAGAGTCAACTAGGCGGGTATCAGTCAGAGATCAGCAATCTGCAAAAGAACATTCAGTCGTATCAGACAGACATCGCCAATAAGAACAAAGGCATTGAGTTATTTCAGGGCTACATTCAAGACACGCAAGCCAATCGGCTTTTTTACAAGACCTACACAGGTCGCACGGGCACCACCTACTTAGTCAAACCGGAAAAAAGCAAATATGCGAAACACACGATTTATGAACTAACCGGAGTAACTGGGCTAGGCAACCCAATCACAGGCCCAGGCATGACGATTAGTGATCTGTACAAATCAATGGGTTCAAATATCGACTGGAACAAAATTGGTGATTACTACGATGTGACCTACAACTACCAGACGAAGGGCAAGAGTTATACAGATTATGTCTATGACCAGTACCGTTCAGGTCAGACCAATTATCAGCGCTACAAGAATGCGGTCAGCAGTGTTCAAAAACTCAATAACAACATACAAAGATACCTAGACACGATTGCAGGCAAGCAGGCGCAAATTGAAAACCGAAACCGGCAGATAGAGTTGGCGTCTGGAGCAATCACACGGGCAGACAAGAACTACCAGGATTTACTGAAAGACACCGGCTATGTAACGCGCTATGCCCAACAGCAGTCAGCAGGCGCACTACAGAACTATCAGCGTTACCTGCAGAATACTTACAATCCAAGTGTGAATACTTACAACCAGTATGTCTCTGGCACCTACAACCCAGCGGCACAAGCGTACCAGAACTTCATGGGTTCCGGTCAGGTTCAGCAGGCGCTACGCGACTACCAGTCTTTTGCGGGTGACCGCAACTACGCGGATCGCGCATCAGCTTCCCAGTTAAAAGCCTACCAGGACTATGCTGCAGACACGGGCTATGTAGACCGTGCCGCCAGTGACACCAAGGCGGTGTATGACGCCAGCCAGCAGGAGTATTCGCGTCTACAAGCAGCGTATGAAGGCATGGCACCACAGTTGAGCGAATACAGCCAACAGGCGGAAACCGCGAAGCAACAGGTCTTGACGCTGGCAGGGCAGGCACCTGGGCTACAGCGTTCGCTGGCAATAGACACCGAAGCTAGGAAGCGCGGTGACCGTTTAGGCTATCGGCGTTCTATTTTAAGCCAGGGCTACAAACGTCGTGGAGCTGCGCGTTGAAGCAGGAGTTTCGTGACGGCATTGCCAAGGCGATCAAGCGCAATGGGCATGACACGACCGTCGATCAAGTCATCGCAGGAATTGAAGCAGGTAAACTGGTCTTGTACAGCAGTGCGAATAGTTGCCTAGTCGCAGCGTATGAAGATGGCCCAGACGGCCTGGAAGGCTACGGAATCTATGTCGCAGGCACTTTACGCGAGTTGGTGGCAGAAGTAATTCCACAGGCAGAACTCGATGCCCGCAAACGTGGAGCTGTACGAATTTACCAAAACGGGTTCAAGGGCTATCAACGAGTTTTGAACAAGTTAGGCTTTCGATTAAAAACGATACTCATGCAAAAGGAGCTTGTCGATGTGTAAACCAAAAAAACCAAAGTTTGTGGAACAGATCCAGAAAGAAGCAGACAAGCAACTAAAAGGCTTTGAAGGCTCTGTCAAAACAGAATTAGAAGGTGCAAAGAACACGATCATGACGGAGATCCGCGGTGCAGGCAGTACGCTGGGCATGAACCTAGATCAAGACTTCATGCCGAAGATTGACATCAACATGCCATCTTTGAGCAACCAGAAGCTCAACCTGGACCAGGACTTTACCCGCATCAGTCTGCCTGGGATGGCAAAGGAGTTAACGAACATTGGCAGCACGCTTCAGGAAGGCGCAGTAGATATAGCGTCAGCCGTACAAGAGCAGGCGGTGCGTGCAGGTTCAGCGCTACAGCAAAACCTTGTGGACGCAGGGCGAATGACGCAAGAAAACGTGGTCCAATTGGGCACCCAGTTGTCAGAAGGTCAAAGCAACCCAACCTTGGAAGGGTTAGCAAACAGCATTACCAAGGCGACAGAAACCAATATTGCGAGCCTAGCGGATACGTACCAAGCCAACGAACAAGGGTTCACAAAGTCCGCTGAAACCAACATCGAAGGTGCAACGAATACCACAGAACAAATTGGCAAGAACGTCACAAAGTCGATTGAAGCGCTTCCAGAAGTAGTGCTAGGCATTCCGCAGGGCCTTGGTAAAATCTTTGATTTTTACGCTGGTGGCGGTAGCAGTGGCGGTCAGGCCACAGGTGGCGACAATCTAGCACCGGCACCCACGATAGGTGACCCTGACGAATTACCGATGGAGCAAGCTACTTCAAAAGCAGGTCAAATGTCTGAAGAGGAGCGGCTACGTCGAATGCGACGCCTGCTGCTGAATCGCTATGGCCGTGAAGACACAATTCTTTCGGGTGGTGGCGATACGCAGAGCCGCCGAAGGTACGCGCTATGAGTGATGCAGCAACGCTGGTTCAGGAATACGAAGCGCTCAAGAGCGAGCGCGGTAACTGGGAAAACATGTGGCAGGACATTGCCGAACTGATGATCCCCAGGCGTGCCGACTTTACGAACCGCTACCGTGCACCTGGGGAACAGCGGCGTGACCGGATCTACGAAAGTTCTGCCGTCCGGGCCTTGGTCCGCGCAGCCTCTGGGTTGCACAACACGCTGACCAGTTCTACCGTCCCCTGGTTTGCCTTGGAAACCGAAGACCGGGACTTAATGAAAAACCGACAGGTGCAGCTCTGGCTGGAAGACGCCACCCGCCGCTGCAACGGAATCTTCAATGCTCCCCGCAGTGGCTTCCACCAAAGCGCCCATGAGTTTTACCTAGACCTGTTGGCCTTTGGCACCGGCTGTATGTACGTCACGCAGGAACCGGGCATGGGGCCTGTGTTCAAATCTTACTTTCTGGGGCACACCTACATTGCTGAAAACAAGACGGGCATGGTGGACAGCGTCTACCGGCGTTTCGATGACACCGCCCGCTCTTTGTACAAACAGTTTGGCAACAAGCTCCCCGATGAGATCATCAAGGCTGCCGACAAGGAACCGTTCCAGCGCTTTGAGCTATTGCATGTAGTCCGCCCCCGTTTGAACGCACCGGGCAAAACTTCTAAGCAGAAGCCCTTCCTGTCGATCTACATCCACCCGGAATCGCGCAAGGTGGTGCAGGAAGGCGGGTTTGATGAGATGCCCTACATTGTCAGCCGCTGGCAAAAAAACAGTATGGAAGTCTATGGGCGAGGCCCCGGCGTAGAAGCGCTGCCCGATGTGCGGATGATCAATGAAATGGAGCGTGTCGGCTTGATTGCGCTGCAAAAAGTCGTAGACCCACCGTTGTTAGTGCCCGATGACGGCTTCCTATCGCCAATCAGAACCACTCCTGGTGGGCTGAACTACTACCGCGCAGGGTTGGGGCCACAGGACCGGATTGCGCCTTTGCAGACCGGCGGGCGGGTAGACCTCAATGAAGCAAAGATTGGGCAGGTACGCGCAGCGATTGACCGCACCTTCTTTTTAGATTTACTAGAATTACCAGGCCCCACGGCAGCCGATGGGGATGTGTTGCGCTTCAGCGCCACAGAGATTGCGGCACGCCAGCGAGACAGGCTTTCGATTCTAGGCCCGATTGTGGCGCGTCAAGAGGCTGAAATGCTAGGCCCTTTGG